TATTTAGGGTTTATTTCATAGACTCTTGAACGAATTCTTCTTGTTTTATATTCCTTTAACCCAGCTATACCTCTTATGTATTTCTTACTTTCAGATATTATGTTATAAAACATCCTAAATCTTGCCGTTTTTCCAAGATTCTTATCCGTGAGGAGAGGCCACATAGAATAGAACGTATTCAATCGTTCTTTCATTGTATAATAATGTAGGTTAACTCCAATTACTGTATCTTTATTAGGAACTTCTACAATTAGAATCAGAGGTTGTGCATCAAAATATGGAAGTGTTTTATACGTCTCTGGAAAGTATCGAAATGTAATCATCTTTCCTACTTCTTTTATAACTGGTCTGAATTCTGATTTACCGTAAACTCTAGTGGAGTACGATTCAAATACATCTGGACCGTACAAAGTAGTTCCCAGTTCATCTCTTACTTTAGTAGATAATGACTTCGTGTTAGAGGGAGAAGGCCTTCCGCTTAGTTTCAATTTCTCTATGATTGATATTGGATCTTTTTGTTTTTTAACCATTTATATCCTTCTTGAATAACGTGTCCTCGGTTATGATCATAAACTTCCATCCTCTGGACTCGCAAACCTTTTCTGCTGCATCCCACTTTGCCTTGTTTACTGAATAGGTTTTTACTTCATTAATAAACGTCTTAGTTTTCTTCTTGGGTTTCGCTGGTGGTTTTGTTTGCTTCTTCGGTTTGACCTCTATCAAAAAAGTTTTAATTTCCTTGTTCTTGTTCTGCACTTCCATAATGAAATCAACGTAGTAACGATGACGTTTACCATCAACTGGCGAAACGTACATTACAATTGTTTCTTCTGACCCCCATCTCATGACGGATGGATTATTGTCCATCCAATTCATCATTTTTCTTTCCCACAACGAACGATAAATAACTCGTGTGGGATTTCCAATATACTTAGAGGGATTTTTTGGCTTATATTTTCCTTTGTATGCCATATTTCACCTAAATATATAGGTTCATTTTGGAGAATATAATGACATTACCTAAAATTGCGTTAAAAGTGTACACGGTAAAACTACCGGTTTCTGGAAAAACACTAAAAGTCCGGCCGTTTACTGTAAAAGAACAAAAAATAATGTTAATATCAGTCAACGAGTCTCGTGACGAAAAGACAGAATCGAATAAATCACACATGGCAGCAAACTTCTTAGAAGTTTTACAGTCGTGTGTTCAGGGTGAACATAATCTTTCAGAACTAAGTCTGCCTGATTTTGTTTTCCTGATGGTCAAGTTACGAGAATTCTCAGTTGGTGAAAGTATTGAGTTGAATTATACATGTCCATGTGGTGAAAAGGTACTCACTACAATGAATCTTAAAAGCATTAAAGTGAAAAATAATAAGAAAAATGGAAATTACGAAAAGCAAATACAGATCACATCAGATGTTCATATAAAACTAGATATCCCAACAGTACGAGAAGCCATGTTACTCGCTGATTCTGATAATGAGATTACTGAAGAACTGGCAATTCATATCTTAGCTGGTTGTATAAAGGAAATAGCAGACCCTGAAACAGTTTATAGTTCTAAGGATTATACTACTCAAGAAATGTGTGAATTTGTTGAAGGATTTCCAGTAGACAAAGTATCAGAAATAAAAGACTTTTTTGAATCACTACCATATCCTTATATAAAGATAACAGCCAAGTGTCCAGAACCAAACGGTGATATTGATGTGGAGGTAAAGGACATTTTTGATTTTTTTTGATGTTGATGTCACATGAGGAATTGACATCATATATGCAAACGAATTTTGCTCTAATTAAATTTCATAACTATACATTAGAGGACTTAGAGAATATGGTTCCGTGGGAAAGAGAAGTTTATATTATTCTTGTTGAGAACTGGATCAAAGAACAAAACGATCAAGCTCGCGACCGAGCATCCAAACAAAGAGGAAAATAAATGGCTCTTCCAAAACTATCAGGTTCAGGTATGGCACGTTCAGCTGCCGGCGCAATTGGTAAATCTGTAAAAACCGGCAAAACAGCATTAAAAGCTATGGCTTTATCTCAAATGGAACCAGAGGTTCTCACCGGTATGGTTACAGCCAAGATGTTAGCAGGAAAGTTAAAAGGTAAAGGTGGCGGAAATTCTGAAGCAGACGTTGCAAAGTTAAAACAATCTATAGAAGAAATCGCACCTGAAATAAACCAAACTGGAATTGAATCTCTTAGTCAACAAGTAAAAGAAGTTCCACCCAGAACATCTGAACCTATTGTACAAAAATTAGAAGAACTAAAAGAGGCAAAGGAAGCAGAAACAAATTTAGAACCGGTTGTAGAGAAGTTAGACGAACTAACACCGATGTTGGAAAAAATAGATACACTAACAGAACAAAATGAAACAGATTTTTTCAATGCCAATTTTATACTGGACAATATGGATCAGACAATAACCAGTATCGAATCGATGTTTACGATGTTGATACGAGGCAGATCAAAAGAAAAATCAGATAAACTAGAAGATGACAGAGAAGCTTCTAGAAAACCAAGCGGTGTGAAATCTAAATTATCTGTAGTGTCAAGTACCCAAAGTAAATCCGACGGCGGGGGAATAATGGGAACGATAATGTCTCTTGTAAGTGGCGGATCAATGATTCCCATACTTGGTACGATATTGACAGCTGCCGGCGCCGCGCTCACAGCTGCGCTTCCTGTTTTAATACCTTTGGTACTTACTGCCGGACTAGGGGCTGCAGTTTGGATCTTTTTAAAATCAGAATTAGCAGACAAAATAAGAAATTGGTTAAGTGGTATGTTTTTCGACGCCGAGAAAGAGATGAAGGATTTGCTAGCCCGGTCGAAAGCATTCTCAGACGCGATGAACAAATCCATGTTAGAACGAGACGCGGCCCTTTCGGGGATCGAGTCGGGACAAACGGACAGACAAATAGCCGAAAAGAGGCAACTAGAAACAACCTTAGGCGAAGAATCCGTGACCGAATGGTCGGATGAAATAGCGGCCGCCGGGCCCGATCAGAAGAATGCGGCACCCGGATCAATATCGGAAGCATATAGGGACGCCCCTGATCGGGGCCCCGATTCGAAGTCAAACATAATGGCACGTCAAATAGAGAAAAAACTTATTGATAAACTAATAAATTTAGTAAAAACTACAAAAGATCCAGAACAAAAGAGACACGGGGCCGACCTTCTCCGAGAATATTTATCGAAGGCCTCTATCGCAAATAAGCCACTCATGGCAGAGTTGGAAACAGGACATCGAATGATGGACGAGTCTCCTAGTCTCGACAACCTACCGACAGCGCACCCGAATGGCGATCCGATGGTAGGGTATGGATACGAAGTAAACAATGAAAAACCTAACGGACAAAATGTTTCGACGGGGAATGCCACCGAAAAGTGGAACCGCGGCAAGAACATGATCGATTCGGCCCGCTCGGCACTCGGAAGAAATCAATCAACTATCGAATCAATCAATGAGGCATTGTCCGCAGCTGCAATGGATGCATCTAGTTTGGTCCCGGCGGGCCCACCTCCACAACAAGTAACACCAACGACGCCTCCATCCGGACCTACACGATCGGTAATACCTACGCCACCCTCGACGGAACAGCCGGTAGGCAACGGGACCATACAAGGTTCACCTCTAACCTCCAACACCACCAACAACAACACCACTATTAACACCAATCCCCCAGATCGAGAACTTTGGCAATTTGGCGGTGCAATGTTAGCATAAAAAAAGCGAGGCCCGAAGGCCCCGCTTTCTCAGAATCTTTAATTAAATTCAACCGTCGTTGGCGAGTCGCTCGAAGTACGACATTGCATCGTCTTCTTTCTCTGGTTCAACGGCAGACACCTTCTCCGTCATTGTAGACGGAGTACGTTCTTCGTAGGAAACCGTAGTCTCTTCCGCAGTCGTGGTGTTCTCTGTACCTGAGAGTACGCGATCAAGCTTGGTCTTCAATTCGTCATACGACTTGAAGTTACTTCGATCACTGAATTCAGAAAGATCGTACTGCTTGTTGTAAAGTGATTCGAGTTCTGAATCATCTCCACCAAGAAGTTCGGAAGGCTGTTCGAATTCTGACTTATCGTAGTTGGTGTAACCAGCAACCTTACGAACCTTCAGTCTAAAACTAGCACCCTTCCAGAAGTCGAACGGATTGATTGCCGCTTCATCCTGAAACTCAGGGTTCATTGCCTCGTTGATCTTATCGAAGATCTTCTTACCGTACTTGTAGAGAAAGATCTTACCTTCATTCTCAGGGTTTGACGGATCACTGACAATATAGATGTTGCTGATGTAGTTAAGCTTACGCTTTCGTTCACGGGCAATATCCTTATCAGATTCCATACCAGAGTTCCAGAGACGAGTATTCATCTCCGACACTGGATCCTTATCACCAAGAGTAGTCAGTGAATTCTCGATGTACCAACCACCGGGGCCCTTGAAGGCATGGTTGAACAGGCGTACCCAAGGGATGTCCTGATTAGCGCCTGGCGGGAGGAACCGCACAACAGCGTATCCATTCCCCGATTGGTCCTGTGTGGGACGCCAGAAACGATCGTCCTTGTAGGACTTGTTACCCTTACTCATCTTCTCCATCTCGGCGTTAAGTCGAGCGGTCATATCTGCGGTTGACTTATTCTTTAAATCTTTGAACGACATATAATGTCTCCTTGTTTTGTGTACTTTAGTATACTAAATGTTTTGTGTGTTGTCAATATTAAAATGGTAATTTATTCTTCTTTGGTAATAGATTGTTGTTTGCGCCCTCCACTTCTATCTTCTCAATAATTGGCTTTGATAAATGCTTTGCAGCAATTTTTGGTTCGATACTAAACTCTTCACAGAGTTCAATAACTGCTTCCATATATTCGCAGTTATTCTTACGAACCTTGTCCTCTACTTGTCGAGAGAACCCTGTCTCCGTCATTTCAAAAATCATCTAATACTCCAGTTTCACAACGCCTTCAGGCATCGTATAATAAATTGAATCGAAATACATTTTACACCAAGGCATACACAGTTGGCAAGGCCTTGCTATACGCATTTCTCCAAATCGGTTGAAACGTAAGTTCAACAGTGTAAGGTTCTTTTTGTATTTACACTTAAGAACGGCATCGAGTTCTGAATGTACTTCATCGTATCGATATCCGATACGTTTAGCTTCAGGATGTGTCTTACCGATACCATTGATACCAACAGAAACAATCGAATTCTTGTAGACGATAAGAGAACAATGCTTTTTGGATCGGTCAATATTGAGACACTGTTCTTTACCAGTCTCAATAAATTTGGTTATTCTTCGTTGTGTAATCATAATCTAAACTCCCCCGGTTGGACTTGAACCAACGACATGCGAGTTAACAGCTCGCCACTCTACCAACTGAGTTACAGGGGAAAGAATTGCCATCATCGGCAATTATATAATCATTCTCCAGACTTGTTCCAAGGAAGAAGTCTATTGATCCAACCAAAGATCTTTGGACCGGCAAGTGCGCCGACGACAAAAACTACAATGGTAAAAAATGTGGTTCCGAGAACCTCTGACGTGGTAATATCTTCAAACATATTTATCTCCTTATGCGAAAGATTGTGACCGTACTATTTAGTAAACACTCCCGACACGACTCGAACGTGTGACCTGCTGATTAGAAGTCAGCTGCTCTATCCAACTGAGCTACGGGAGCAAAGAGGCATAACTGCCATAAGTCCTTATGTGGCAAGGACTTGTTGATAGTAAATGCCTGTTTGTTGTTTTGTTAAAAGAAGAAGAGGGATTACGCCTTCTTCTTCTTCGTTGGTGTCTTTGGTTTTTTCTTGTTTGCAAAAATCTTGTCATAGTTATCTCTGTACTTTTGTTGATCTAACTTACGCGGAGAGTCACCCTTCCCTGCATTATGTTGCCTACTCATCCCCAAGGATCTTCAGGTGCGGACCAAGGAAAGGCTGGACCAAGTAGAAGCAAAGTAGGAACCCAAAGACCAATGAAGATACCGAGTGTTGAATCATTCTGGTAAACATAGATTGAAAGTCCGATTGATACGATCGCCAAGACATAAAAAACTTTAGATAACATTCCAAAAAACTTACTCATAATATTCTCCAATTAACTATCGAGCAAAGCGGGTGGAGAGAATCGAACTCTCGTCTCAAGGTTGGAAACCTTGGGTAATGGCCGTTATACGACACCCGCTAAATCGTTCGTGGGTTGGATTCCCCACCCAACTCCATCGACTCAATCTCTAAAAAAGACTGGAGAGTCGAACTGTCACGCAACCATCTCGGAACTTTTCACATCGAGATCACACGAACGAGGTAAATCAATGGGACTCAGGGTTATTGTATACCTGAAGGAAACAGAACGAACGTACAATGTCTGTAGTAATCTGCTTCCACCACTCTACACATCCCGCTAAGGATCATCTCATACAAGCATTTCTGCATCATACG